GATAAACCTTGCTCTGGAGCACAGGCAAGTTATCTAGCTGATTTATATCGTGAGCTTTTAGAAAGTGCCATAACACCCAAAAGCTTAACAGCTAAACATTCTTCAGAATGGTTTAGATATAATAAGTTTATGGGTGATAACTGTAAAGGCACTTTAGCTAAACACTTCTTCGAGACTTATTCAGTCGAGAAGAAGCTCACGAAGAATAAAGTATCTGAGCTTATACATAATGCGAAGGAAAACAATAAGTTTGACAAAACATTAGCTAAGTCTTGGATAGCTTCTAATAATAGATTCCTAAAGGAATATCACAAGACTAAGAAAGCTTAGTCAAACTTATCGAAAACCTCAGATACTTCGATAGTATCTGGGGTTTTTTTATGGGTTTTCGAAGGAGTTAAATTAATTGTGGTCAGAGTATAAACTGCAAATCATAAGATTTGAGGGATAAATTGCCATACCCTATGTATTAATAAGTAAAAGTAAATACATTATCGGACGATTAAAAGTAAACTTTTCGCCCTTCGGTTGAGGGTGGAGGGTTGAGGGTATGTAAACTTTATGTGTCAAATGTAAATTCTTTGTGAATTTTATGCAACAATATTGTAAATTTTTTGTGAACTTTAGAGTAATTTTATAAAAAATGTAGTATAATTGAGTTATAACTAGGATTGACAAGCACACAATCGTTTGGCAAGATGTAGGCGAAAGGAGGAAACTATGAGTATAAATACTATTACTTCTTTTACTGACAAAGACCATGAAGATATTATGGACTTTCAAAGTAAAATTGAGGAAGAAGAGTTGAGGATAAATACTATTGAAGCTAATAAAGATTCAGATATTGAAACTCAAGATATTAAACTAAAAAGAATATTAAGTTCTAATTAGTTATAACTGGACTTGACTTCGCCACAGACTTGTGAGAAACTGTATGGGTCTTGGCGACAGTCAAGATTTTTTAAATTATTATTGGAGATAATTATGGGTAAGAAACGCTTATCTAAAGTTCAGCGAAACTTAAATCGCAAAACTTATACTGATTCATTGGAGAAAAAGTATAATATTGAGGTAAAGTTTATTAGCTTTGACCAAGCTAAACTTCATCTTAGACAAGAAAATTTTATTTACAAAGATTCTTATAACTTCAAAGAGGATAGATATACTTTGTGGAAACATAAGTATTCAAATCTTTGGGTTAAACTTACATCTTCGTTGGGTTATCTTAGTGATACAACAATGGATATGGGAACAGTCTGGACTATTAAGACTGTTAAATAAATAACAGTTATAACTGAGCTTGACACGGGTTGGGTTTTGTGAGATACTGTAAAGCAATCGAGACAACCAAGTCTCAAATTATTAACTAAAAAGGAGTATTATATGCAAGTTATACAGCATAATATTAAAAGGTTAAGTAAGTATACCTACACCCAAGATGGGAGTAAAACTACTTCAACTATTGAGGACGCACCTCAAGTTGTTCAGCGTATCTGGAAAGAGTTGCATGACTTAGGAGTTGCTATCTTTAGACATAGAAAAGATAAGAAGCGTTGGGAAATAGATACAGGAGATACTTTTACAGCTATTCATGTTGGTAAAAGTTCTTTCTATATTCCTAATGAGAATACTACAAAGCCTTTACACTTTGCTCGTAAAACACCTTATGGCAAAGATAATAAAGGTATGAAAGTTTTAGAGGTAGCTTCTAATATGGATTGTGATGATGTATTTCATCATATAGATTTATTAGAGGATATTCTAAGGAAGATACGAAGACCTAATATTTTTATTAGATTTATTAATTTTGTTAAGTCTTTGTTCGCTTAACCTATCTAGTAATTAAGCTAGGTATATGACTAAATAAACCTTGTCATATATAGAAGGAACAGGTGCAGACTTTGGTAGTTTACTGTGGAGAAAAAACTACCATTTAATTAACCACCATAAAAATTTAAGGAGATAAAATTATGGCACAAATGAGAGTAAGAGACCAAGACTTGTTGATTACGCAAGTTAAGGATAAAGTAAATGCAAAAGGTTTAGAAGACCTGCAAAATAATAAGAAAGTACAACGCATAATGAATGAGCTTGAAGCAAAAATTGCTAAAGTTAAATCTTTAATCATATCTCGAAATGACCTTGATGAAGAGATAAGAAAGCTAAAAGAGTATATGCAAGAAGCTGTTGATAAATTTCAAAAAGAGCATGGTTATGATGATGATGGCTATGGTTATGCACCATACTTTCAAGGTATTTATTTTGATACTAATAGATATAATGGACAAGCTCCTGAATATAAACTTAAATGGAATATGTCTCGGGAAGATGTCCAAGCGTTAGAAACTAAAGTAAGACTTCAAACTATGGGTACTGACTTTGATGTTTACAAACTCATTGAGGAGTTGACAGCAGAGTTTAGTTCGTAGTATAATAGTTTTGTAGTTAGGAGTGAGCCTTTGTAAAAACCTTTCTGTATCAATTCGGTTGGCTTGAAGAGGTTAAGGATAAAAGTAAATAAGAACTAAACCACCATGCACTAACTACAAATTGTCCGAGTAAGGAAGGACACAGTTGCTAGACCTGTAAAACTAGCACTTAATTTTATAGGAGATAAATATGCAAACTATATATCAATTAGTAGAAGAGATATGTGCGAGAGATTTTCCAATCCTTGCAAGATTATCTGAAACACAACATAAAAAATTTATAGATGTTATCTATGATGATGTATTATCAGGAGATAATCCTAGTGAGATTGGAGAGCAAGAACTCTATGATTACATTGAGGAGTTTATTGCAAAAGCAATATCTTATATTTTAGATGATTACATAGACATTATGAAAGGAGATAAAGATGTTTAAATTATTATCACAATTAAATTCAAATACTAAACTTGAAAAAAGTAATCTGGTTCAAGATGAATACTTAAATGACAATATGTATTTACTACCCAAAGATAAATCTATATGTCCTTTGCAAGTTCAAGCAGGTTGTAAAGAAGGGTGTTTAAATACTGCTGGTTTAGGTGGTGTTTATAGTAGTATTCAAAAAGCTAGGTTGCGTAAGACTTTACTATATCAAAATGAGTATGACACTTTTATGACACTTTTATTTAAAGACATAGAAAAGTTTATTAACTATTGTTTTAAGAAGGGTAAGAAACCTGCACTTAGATTAAATGGTTTATCAGATATACAATGGGAACATAAAACTCATGGTAATATGACTGTGTTTGATGCTTTCCCTGATGTTCAATGGTATGATTATACTAAGCTACCTAACAGAAAAGTATCACACTTAGATAATTATCATTTAACATGGTCATATAGTGAAGCTGATGGTAAGTATGCAGACTATTGGGATACTGTTAAGCATAACAAAGCAGTTGTATTTAACATTAAACCAAAGCAACCTTTACCAAAAACATTCAAGGGTGTTAAAGTTATTGATGGAGACTTACATGATATGAGATTCCTTGATGAAGATAATGTAGTTGTAGGACTTCGAGCTAAAGGTAAGGCTCGTAAAGAGACTAATGGTTTTGTCATGCAACCAGATTTATATGAAAAAACAGGGCATTGGACTACTCAAAGTCTAGCTAGAGCTAATAAAATTAATTTACAGGAGATATAAATGACATTAGTAGAAAAGATGATAGCAACAGCATTTTTCAAAGGATATAGTTTGTCTTTTGATTATGTTAAAGATGGCGAAAATACAATACAGCGTAGAAGATTGGCAACAGTATCAGATATCAAGTATAATAAGGATAATGAGATATTGGTTGGTGGTTGTATTGATAACGAAAACAAGAGTATCAATAATTTCAATACTTATGATTATCGACAATTCTTTTTAGATAACATGAGTGATATACAAGTATTTAAAAAGATTGATGTTGACGAGATTGAAAAATGATAGCAGATATTATTAATTTATTAATCTATGTAATTGTAGGATTTATTCTTATAAATATTATATCTGTTATGGGAGTTATGGTATATTATAAACTAAAAAAACTATCAAAACCTACCAAAGCTAAATCAAATGTAGTAAAGTGGGACATAGATAAGGAAGCATAATATGACACAATATAAAGATAAAGTGGCTAAAAGAAAAGTAGAGTTGGAAGAAGAAGCTAAATCTAAACAGACAGTTGGTATAGATACAAGGTATAAAGATGGTTTATGGTATAAACAAACTATCTATTTTGCAGATGGTAGAAGTATAACTGAGTATCGAGATAAACGCAGAAAGACAGTTGAGGAGGGATAAGTATGGCTAAAGTTTGGCGAAAGACTGAGCATACTCCATCGACAGGTGTTCGAGGTAAAAAGACAAGTCAAGGTAGAGGTAATGTAGCTTTCTCGACCATGAATAAAAATAAGAAAAACAGCTACAAAAAATATCGAGGGCAGGGTAAATGAAAGGATTTAATTTTGCAGATGAACTACATAAGATAGATGATATGTTGGTCTGTAGTAAAGATGATTTTTTATATTCTTACAGTTATTTAGATGAAAATGATTACGAGGAAACTAGAAAATTTATTATAAAACTTATGAAAAATTACTATAAACAAAATAATATTAAAGCTGATGTTGATACTTATGAGGAGAACCTATGAAAGAAAAAATGATAACAGTTAAAGTTCCAGAAAGAAATTTGAAATGGATTAAAAAGAACTATGAGAAAGCTAAGTGGGGTGTAAATAGTTTGTTTGAGTATGGTGGTGTTGACATTATGGATGCTCATGCTATGGCAGATTTATTAATGCACCTCAACGAAGCATTTAATATTGAGGAAGAGTAATGTATATGTATTATGACAACACAAAAGTATTATCACGAGAACAGTATAGAAAGTTTACAGTTTTCTGTGATGCACATTACAAAGAACTTTATGAAAATAAAGTAGGCTATAATGTATCTTACAATAAAAAAGATGATACCTTTACAGTTGAGCTGTATGATAATTGTTTATTTGATTGGACAGATATTTTATGCTAACCTATCAAGATAAAAAAGTGACAGCTAAAGTAAAAGCTAAACATGAAATATCAGATTATCTTATGGAGTTATTTAATACTCCTGAGAAATATATTGCAGACTTTGATAACCTAACAGTCAGAGAGCAAGAAGAAGTCCTTAAACATATTAGTTTGTTTGAGGATAGAATACATAAGTTGTTAGGAGTTAAATTTAAGGAGATAACAAGTGCGAGTAATTTTAATAAATCCATTTGACGAGACAGTCAAAGAAGCAGTATATGGAGGGGATTATAGAGAAATCTATGACCTCATTGAGTGTACAACTTTTGATTGTGTTAGTCTTACATCAAATGAAGACCTATATGTAGATGATGAAGGGTTGTTGAAGGATAATCAAAGATACTTTAGATTATTGGGAACAGGTATCTACAATCCTTTTGCAGGTAAAGGTTTACTATGTTCTCATGATGATGAAGGAGAAACAATAGGAACAAACTGGGAGTTAGAAAGGGTTAAAAATATGGTAGAGTTTTTACCAGAAGGACACAGAGAAGAACCATACATGGAGTTTAAGGCTTGGCAATGAACAGTAAAAAAATAAAAAAATTAAGAAAAAGAGTTAAACATATTCAAGTTGAATGGTTAAAAAGTATTTTACCAGAGGAACAATCTGTTCCTATAACTGTTGATAATGTTAATGATTTATTACCAGACCAAACGCACACCTTCGGTGGAGGGCAAGTGTACTTATCTTATATGTCTGATAAATGGATTTTAAAACAATTAAAAAGAAATCCAACAATTAAAAGTTATCAAGACTTAATAAACTTGAGAGGAGACAAAAATGATGAAAGAATATTTACTTGATATTGAGAATCAAGGACAAGCAGATACTATTAAAACTTTTGCACACACTATTGCAGGGGCTATTGATAATGCTGTGTGTATGGAGGGAGTTGATAAACTTTTTGAAATTAGAGACACAGAAACTCAAGAAGTATTTGAGTTTGATGAAGACATTTCATGTTTAAGAGAGCTACGAAAGAAACTACCTGAAAATATAAAAATGTTTTTTTCTATTCAAAAAGATTGACTTTGAGATTGGCTTGGTGTATAATGCAAAGCATGAGTAGCCGACACTTCCAAGCCCTTCTATCTCCAATAGTTGGCTCAGTCCCTACTGGAACTCCGAGAGTAGTTGCTCAAAACTCTCCCAATTTTAACCGACTTCTAACCCAAGACCATAGGAGGTAAATATGGCAATACTAGAAGGAACTGCTAAATGGGCAAGTATTACTACACCTAATACTAAATACGAGCCTGTTTATACAGTTGATTTAATCGTTGACGAGACTGTTGCAAATGACTTTGCTGCTCGTGGACATAAAGTGAAACAGCATGATGAAGGTCCTGCTCTAGTAATTAAAAGGAAGGTAAATGGTCCAAATGGAATGATTAGACCTGCACCTAGACTTTTAGATACTGATAAGCAAGAACTTAGCATTGCTGTTGGTAATGGCTCTAAAGTCAGAGTTCAATACAATGAGTATAGTGGAGAAGGTAAGTTCGGTCCTTACATAGGATTAGACTTACAAGCTGTGCAAGTTGTAGACTTAGTGCCTTATAAGAATGGCGATGGCGATGAATTCTTTACCGATGGAGAAGAGTTCTAATGATTATCACTATTAAGAATGATGATAAAGAAGTTGTATATGATGTCAGTAAAATAAAAGATGCTGATACTAAACAGGAAGCAACCATTATCATCAATAAAGTTGGGCAGCTTCAAACAACTATTGAAGCTCTTGACTTTGCTTCACGAACGCATAGAGCTAACTTAGAAGAACTTCTCAAGAAAACTAAGGAAGCAGTCGTGGAGGATTAATAAACCGGCTAGGTGTAAAAGCCTAGCCACTTTTTTATAGGAGATAGTATGCAAGTAGAAAAAAGTAAATTCGTTAGACACAGGCTACCCTGTCCTAAATGTGGTGGGTCTGACCCTGTATCTATGAATGAAGATAAGTCAGCACATTGTTTTAGTTGCTCGACTCATTTTGCTAACTATCCAGAAGCTTGTAAAGGTAATATTGTGGAAGTAGAAAGTAAACCAACCAATACATTTCTTAACAGTTATACTGGTAGCTTTGGTGCTTTGAGTGATAGAGATATCTCCGAAGCAACTGCTAAAAAGTATGGTGTTAGGAGAGTAGTAAGTACTAACAATGATGTCAGTCAGCACATCTATCCATTCTTTAATGGGAATGAGGTAGTAGGTACAAAGACTAGATATGTTGAGAGTAAAAACTTTTCCTTTGCTGGAACTTATGAGGGCACAGGATTATTTGGAGAGCAGTTGTTCAGAAACACAGGTGGTAAGTATCTCACAATCACAGAGGGAGAGTGTGATGCTATGGCTTGTTATGAACTTATGCAATCTAAATGGGCTTGTGTATCATTAAAGCGTGGAGCTTCTGGAGCAGTTAAAGATATCCGAGAAAGCATTGAGTTTGTTGAGTCATTCGAAAATGTTATTCTTTGTTTTGATAATGATAAAGCAGGTCGAGAAGCAGCTCGTAGTGTAGCTCGTATCTTAAAACCGGGCAAGGCAAAGATAATGTCATTCCCAAATGGATATAAAGATGCGAATGATATGCTTCGACAGAAGAAGTTTCAAGAGTTTACATCAGCATGGTGGGAGTCAAAGACTTACACTCCATCTGGTATCCTAGAACTATCAGCACAGAAAGACAACTGGCTTAACAGAGAAGTTAAAGAAAGCATAGCATATCCTTGGGAAGGTCTTAACAAAAAATTATATGGACTTCGTAAAGGAGAGCTAGTGACTTTGACAGGTGGTACAGGACTTGGTAAGTCTAGTGTGACTAGAGAACTAGAACATTGGCTTATCAAAAATACTGACGACAATGTAGGTATTGTGGCTCTTGAAGAGAACTGGTTGCGAACTGCTGATGGTATTATATCTATTGAAGCTAATGATAGAATGTATCTTACTGAACGCAGAAATCATTACAGTGAAGAACAACTAACTAATCTATTTGATAAAGTAATACCAGAAGGTAGAGTATTTATTCATGCTCATTTAGGAGCAACAGATATTGATGAAATATTCTCTAAGCTTAGATATATTATTGTTGGTTGTGAGTGTAAATGGATTGTAGTTGACCACTTACATATGTTAGTCAATGTATTATCGGAAGGAGACGAGAGACGAGGTATTGATAATCTTATGAATAGACTGCGTTCTTTGGTCGAAGAAACCGGTGTTGGTATGATATTAGTATCACATTTAAGACGAGCTAATGGAGACAGAGGACATGAAAAAGGAGTGCAAGTTTCCCTTTCACATTTAAAGGGGTCTCAGGGCATCGCACAGCTCTCTGACTGCGTTATTGCACTTGAACGTAACCAACAAGCCGAAGATGAAAACGAAGCCAATACAACGAAGGTCAGAGTTTTAAAATCTAGGTATACTGGAGACACCGGATTAGCCTGTAGTTTGCTTTATGATAAAGAAACTGGTAGACTACATGAACTGTCAGAGGAGGAGACATTTGATAATGAAGAAGCATTCTAAAAGTATTATATTTGACATCGAGTGCGACAGCTTAAAACCAACTGTTATTTGGTGTATTGTTGCAAAAGATATGGATGAAGATGATGTAAAAGTATTTGGTCCTGAATGTATTAATAAAGGAATAAATTATTTACAGAGTGCAGATATATTAGTAGGACATAATATTATTGGTTTTGATTTACCTGTCATTGAAAGATTACATGATGTAAAATTTACTAATGAAATTATTGACACTCTTGTTTTATCTAGATTATTTCAACCGATACGAGAGAATGGTCATAGTTTAAAAACTTGGGGTTATCGAGTAAACTTTAACAAGAAAGAGCAACCGATTGACTTTAGTGAGTATAGTCCAGATATGTTAGATTATTGTAAGCAAGATGTTTTACTTAATGAAAAAGTATACTGGGCATTGATTGAAGAATCTAGGGGATTCTCTCCTCAGTCAATTAAGTTAGAGCATGAAGTTGCAAAGCTCATGGCTATGCAGGAGGAGAATGGATTTAAGTTTGATGAAAAACAAGCAACATTATTATTAGCAGAATTACAAACTAAAATGCAAGAGACTACTGACGAGGTTCAGAAAACATTTAAACCTAAGTGGGTAGATATAAAAGAGATAACACCTAAATTAAAGAAAGATGGTAATCTATCTAAGTCTGGTTTAACTAATGAAGAGTATGAAAAGATACTTACAACAGGAGATATGCAACCTTTTATGAGACAAGAACTTAGAGAATTTAATCTTGGTTCTCGTAAACAGATAGGAGAATACTTGATAGACTTTGGTTGGCAACCTGAGAGATTTACTGCAACAGGTCAACCCATAGTAGATGAAGGAACTCTTAAAAAGATTGAGCATATTCGTGAAGCTAAACTCATAGCTGATTTTCTCCTTTATCAAAAACGAATAGCTCAAGTTCAGTCGTGGCTTGATGCCTTAGAGGAAGATGGCAGAGTGCATGGTGCAGTCATACCTAACGGAACTATTACCGGTAGAATGTCGCACAGCCATCCTAATGTGGCTCAAGTCCCGGCTATTTATAGTCCATTCGGTAAACAATGTAGAGCTTGTTGGACTGTGGATGAAGGTAATGTTTTAGTTGGAGTTGATGCTTCCGGACTAGAACTACGAATGTTAGCACACTATATGAAAGACGAGGATTATATTAATGAAATTATCAACGGAGATATTCACACGAGCAATCAAGAACTTGCAGGACTTAAATCAAGAGATACAGCAAAGACTTTCATCTATGCCCTTATCTACGGAGCAGGAGACGCAAAAATTGGTAAAGTCATTGGTGGAACTAAAGAACAAGGCACACGAATTAAAAATCGTTTCCTCAACAATCTACCAGCACTTAAAACTCTTAGAAACAGAGTGCAAGAAGCAGCTAGACGAGGATTCCTCAAAGGATTAGATGGTAGAAAGATTTATATTAGGAGTGAACACGCAGCTTTAAATAGTTTACTTCAAGGTGGTGGTGCTATTGTTATGAAACAAGCTCTTGTTTTATTGTGTAAAAGATTAGACTCTACTAACACACCTTACAAATTAGTTGCAAACATACATGACGAATGGCAGTTGGAAGTGCCTAAATGTAATGCTGAAAAGGTTGGATATCTAGCAGTAGATTCAATCATGGATGCAGGAGATTATTTAAAACTACGATGTCCGTTAGGAGGTCAATATAAACTAGGAGGTAATTGGAGTGAAACCCACTAAAAAAGACAGAAAGAAATTTGATTTAGATTTACAGTATGGTAAAATACGTGAAGATAAAATAGCAGAAATGCTGACTAATAAAAAGATTGAAGTTAAATCTGAACGAGGTATGTGGATGAAGACTGGTAATATTGCTATTGAATATGAGTCTTACAAAAAACCATCAGGTATCAGAGCAACAGAGTCTGACTATTGGTTTCATAATCTATGTGTTGGAGACAATGAGTTTTGCACATTAGTATTTAAAACTGATGTGTTAAAAACTATAGTAGACAAATTAGATTACTTTAAAACAGTATCTGGTGGAGATAACAAAGCAAGTAAAATGTATTTAGTTAACTTGCAAAAGTTATTTTCGTCTGATGTTATCAAAGCATTTGAGGAATCAGAGCATGAAAAAACAAAAAAATCTTGACAAAGTAAAGCCTGACACTTATAATAAATTTAAGGCAGAGTCAGGACATTGGTATGATAAAGATGGAGAGCCAATGTATACTATCATTGGAGCTAATGGTAAAGAAAGAAATACAACTTTACGTGATGCAAAAGCATTAGGACTTGTTCCATCAGTCACTACAATTATAGCTGTAGCAGCTCAACCGGCTTTAGAGAACTGGAAACTAACGCAAGTATTAAACTCAGCTCTATCATTAGAAAAAGAAGAAGGCGAAACAGATAATTCTTTTGCTTACAGATGTAGACAAGATTCACAAAAGATAGGTATGGAAGCTGCAAAAGAGGGAACTAGAATACACGCATTAATTGAAAAAGGTTTTCAAGGTAAATCAAAAAATAAAACTTTTAAAAATATTAAAAAATATTTAGATGAAACTTTTCCTAATGAAACTTGGATAGCAGAAGATTCTTTTTGTGCAAAGTCTGGATATGGTGGGAAAATAGATTTATATTCTTCATCTGGTATCTTTATAGATTTTAAAACTAAAAACAATATTAAAGATAAAGACCCTGCTACTCTTGTTTATGATAATCATGGAATGCAACTCTCAGCGTATGCCGAGGGTTTTGAGGTGTCTGACCCAGAAAGAATATCTATATTTGTAGATAGACAAGACCCAAGCTATATATCATGTCATATATGGGACAAAGATACACATAAAAAACATTTAACAATGTTTAATAGTTTATTAACTTATTGGAAACTAATGAAAAATTATGATTCAGCAATATAAATTTAACGAAGATAAAATATTACAAACAATAAAAGAACATATTGATTCGACCTACAACGAGCATTATGCTAATAATAAATATCAAGCCACAGATATTATTGTCGACTCTGGACATGGAGAGGGTTTTTGTTTAGGTAATATTATTAAGTATGCAATTCGATATGGTAAAAAAGAAGGTAAGAATCCACAAGACTTGTTAAAAATTATTCACTATGCTATAATCGCACTAAATGTAAACACAAATGATTGAAGATAAAATAGGACCAAAACCATACTTAGGTATAAAAATTAATTATGATAATGAAGATAGATTAGATAAGTTTAGTCTTGATACATTAAAAGATAGATATTTAACAGGAGAAGAAACCCATGCCCAAGAAGCATTCGCAAGAGCAGCAACCTTCGGAGCAACCTTCAAAGGTGTCACAGATTTTGAATTGGCTCAAAGACTTTATGATTACAGTTCCTCGTGTTGGTTCATGTTTAGCACTCCTATACTTAGTAACGGGGGAACAAGTCGTGGTCTTCCTATTAGCTGCTTTCTCAATTATGTACCTGACAGTCGTACTGGTTTATCTGCTCATTATGATGAAAATATATGGTTGGCAAGTTCAGGGGGTGGCATCGGTGGATATTGGGGAGATATTCGAAGTAATGGCATTTCTACTACTCACGGAAGTAAGTCTACTGGTTCTATACCATTCATGCACGTAGTTGATTCTCAGATGTTAGCTTTTAATCAAGGAGTGACAAGACGAGGTAGCTATGCAGCATACATGGACATATGGCATCCAGAGATTGAAGAGTTTATTAACATGAGAAAAGAATCTGGTGGAGACATTAATCGTAAATGTTTAAACTTACACAATGGAGTCAATGTTAATAATGAGTTTTTAAAAGCTGTTGAAAATGATGCAGACTACAGATTAGTCGACCCTAAAACAAATGAAGCTGTAAAAGTTATTAATGCTCGTGATTTATGGTGGCAACTAATTAATGCTAGAGCAGAAACAGGAGAACCTTACATTGTTAATATTGATAACTGTAATGATGCTCTCCCTCAAAAACAAAAAGATTTAGGTTTAGAAATAAAACAAAGTAATTTATGTTCTGAAATAACACTCCCTACAAATGAAGAACGAACTGCTGTTTGTTGTTTATCATCTGTTAATTTAGAATATTTTGATGAATGGTCTAAAGATGAAAACTTTATTGATGATTTAATTACAATGTTAGATAATGTTATTCAACATTTTATTGATAACGCTATTGACACAACACAACTAGGAGACTATAATGCTAACTTCAAAAGATTTAAAAACTATATACGAGAAGGTAAAGAAGGATTTACCAGAGCTGCGTACTCAGCTTATAGAGAAAGGTCGTTGGGCTTGGGGGCTATGGGTTTCCATGCTTACCTCCAGTCTAGAAATATTCCATTCGAAAGCATCTTCGCTACGAGTTTTAATTACAAAGCATTTCAACACATCAAAAAAAATGCGATTAGAGCAACTAAACGACTTGCTGATGAACGTGGCGAGTCACCTGATATCAGTGGTAGTGGCAGGAGGAATGCTCACTTACTCGCTGTTGCTCCTAACGCTTCTTCTGGCATCATATGCAGTGGGACTTCTCCTTCGATTGAGCCATACAGGGCTAACGTATATACGCACAAAACTTTATCCGGAAGCTACCAAGTAAAGAATAAATTCTTAGAAAAATTATTAAACAAAAAAGGATTAAAAAAAGTTGAATTAGAAAAACTGTGGAAAGATATAGCAGCACATGATGGTTCGGTACAACATCTTGATATACTAACCAATGAAGAAAAAGAATTATTTAAAACTGCTAATGAAATTAACCAGATATGGATAGTAGAACACGCATATAAAAGGCAGGAGTTTATATGTCAAGCTCAATCGGTTAATTTATTT